ATTGATGCTGATGTTGAAGGTGTTACCGCCACCGCCACCGCCGCCGCCTGTCATTTCAACAGGAATAGAACGACCATTAGGTAAAGGCACTACAGCCTCAGTGCCGTGAAGAGTTACAGGATAACCACTGGAAGGCCCGGATGCTATACCACCTTCAGCGAATCCAAGCATTCCTCCTACTGCATCAATTCCTCCTCCAATGAAATCTCCTATAGAATCTATAGCATCTAAAACTGGCTCAAGTAAATCAGCCACCCATTCAACAGCGGCTGAAAGTGCATCAAAAACAGGAGATATGACATTTTCCCAAGCCCAAGAAATACCATCGGAAATAGCATCCCAAGCCATTTTAAGAGGTGTGAGAATGACATTCATAACCGACGACCATGCACTAAAAAGTGGTTTTAGATAATTGTTGTAGGCTGAAACCATTGTAGACATTATCAAATCCCAATTATCTGCTAAGAAAGTAAAGGTATCGAAAAGTGGCTCAAAAATAGGCGTTAGGATAGGTGACAGGATATTATCCCATACCCACGCCATACCATCTATGATAATACCGAATGTTGTTCCTATGAGTTCTAAAATAGGTAACGCTATTTTTTTGAACATTTTGAAAAGTGGCATAACTACTAAGTCCCACGCTGTTTTAAAGTAAATTGTCAACCCTTTCCACAGCGTCTTTATGAGAGCAATACCAGTCTGTATAGGATTACCAACTGCATCCCAAAGAGGGACAATTAAATTATCCCACAACAACTTCATTCCAGTAGCAAAGTTATCCCAAAGCACACCTAAGACAGTCATACCAGCCTCCATAACTGGGCCGACACTGTTCCATAATGGTGTGATTACTTCATCCCATAATACTTGCATACCGAGTAAAAAGACATCCCATGCTACTTTCAAAGTTTCAAATGCAACTCCAAGAGTGTCTATAACAAAATCAGCAATTGCCTGTATGACTGGCCCTGCTACCTCCCACAGCATATCAAAAATTGGCATGATATTTTCATCAAACCAGTCCTTTATCACCTGAAACTTTTCCTTAATAAACGCTATAGCAGCACCAAAAGCACCAGTAACTGCTGATATAGCAGTGCCGAAAATACCAGCAAGAGTACCAAAGATATTCGCAATCGCACCTGCTCCGCTTGACAACCCACTGAGAGCAACGGTTAAGCCAGCCAGTGCTACCATCAGAAGTCCTCCCTGTTGAGGAAGTCATAGTCAAGAGATACTGTTTCTCGACCACCACTCTTTGCAGATTGTTTGTCCCGCTTGTGGGCTTTTTCTTCTTGTCTACGACCAACCATAGCCCATGTAAAAGACTGATAGAATTGTTGTGGACTCATTTCTTGTACCTCTTTAATCGAAACTGAATAATGTTTTGCTACAATATAGGCTTGCATTTCAAGTGAGAGTTCTAAATCGGCAGGGCTTTCTATTTTTTTGCGATGAAGAAAATCTTCAATCACTTGTTCCCGCCTTTGGTAAACCCCCCTGACATCATCTCTCCAAGTTCGTTAGGACTCGGCAATAATGCAGAGATTTGTTCACCAATGTGGCCTTTGAGTTTCATCAAGTCATCATTTGACATAACTGGATTAGTTCGCACGACCCAGTGTGAAAAAGCATATTTGTAATACCCCTCAAGGTTAAGAGACATTTGACCATTTTTGTCAATGTTAAACATTTCTTGTGCGGCTTTTTGAATATCAAAGAAAGAAACATCACGCAACCAAACTTCCATGATGACATTAGGGTCATCAGGGTCTACGCTGATTTCGTGTTTTTGTTCGTCGTGCCTTCTCATTAAAAAATTCTTATTCGCTACTATCGTTTTGGTCATTAGTCTCACCTGTGGTCACAGCCGTCTCTTCAACGGGGGTGTCCGACTCTACTTCAGCAGCCGATTCTTCGGGGGCTTCAGTCTCAGTCGTGGACTCGGATATACCCTCGTCATCACGTTTCAAGCGTAATGCGAGTTCTGCCTTTGTACCGTAGGCTGGTAGCCCACGCTCTTTACAAAGTGCCTTTAATTCTTTGACGGTCATAGCGTCATAGGTAAGTTCTGTTGGAAAATCTTCACTGTCACCAATATCTTCAGGAGTAGCCAAGTTTGATGTTGCTTCATATACTGTTTCTGTTACCTCATCAGCAACCTCTTCTTTGACCACTATAGGCAAAAGTGCAGTAACAGCCTCTTCAATGAGCCCCAGTGAGCGTTTTTTACCAGCGGCGATAATGTCACCTTCGGTTACACCAATTTGAGAAGCATACCAAAGAGCGTACTCTTCATGAGAAAGTTTAGCGTAGTTTTTTGCTCGTAGTGCTGGTGTTATCATGTTAGGTCACCTCAAGAGTGTAGTATGCTGTCTCGTGAAACGACACGCAAAGCCTTTGGTAGAATCTTCAGGGCTGATTTAATAACACCCTTATCTTCAGGAATTGGAAGTGGTGCTTCTACGATGTAGAAGTCATCCAGTATGATGTCAATTTGCTCACGAGTCGAGGCTGAACCGGGCTTTGTGAAAGACAAACGAATGAGGTTTCCATCTTGTGATGGGTGGTCTATAGCACGTCGGACTTTGTGATACATCACAGGGTCTTCAACTATAATCTCACAGTCCATGCTATATTCAGTCTTACCTTCTACAGCGAGAGAAGCGTTACGAGAGCCACCGAATGGGATTTGGTCAGTAACACTGTCGCTTGTAGCAGCGCCATTGATGGTGTAGAATTGTTGCACACCAGTGTTACCAGTGATGGTAAACGAAACAACTTGAGCGACGTTTACTCCAGCGATAACGACTGTTCCGTTGTAAAACATGAAAGGCTTCTGTGTGCCTTTTTCAATACCAGCCTCTTTTCGCTTAGCAAGTGTGCTCGCTGTTTCTTCAAACATGCGATGTGTCTTGTATCGGTCACCCTTTGTTCCACTTGAAAAATCAGTGGCTGAACCGCTGGTTTCAAGACGACCAGTATCGGTGTAGCAAAGAGAAGAGTCAAAGTTCACGCTCAATCGTAGAGCAGCGTCAGTATCAGCAGTCATAGAGAAGTCCTTGACCTTGCATCCCTTGAACACACGAGTGAGTTGCTTAGGGTCTGTTGCTCCACCGTCTGTAACATCAGCATCAGCGCCTTCAACGTCGCTACGACGAATACTAACTTCCATAGCAAACGATGGCACAGAGTCACGGGAGTAAAGCAAACGACTGATTGGGAATGTAATAGCCCCTGTTGATTCACGATGAGGACTACCTGTGTTGGTTGCTCCTCCGCCGTCTCCTTGAAAGCGAATGATACGCACTTGACAACTATCAGCGTGGCTGTAACAAAGACCATCATCAAGGAAGATAGTGTTACCATCAATAGCAGCGATTCTACGAATCTCATTCTTTTGAGTTGTATCAAAGAAGTCATCGCCTTCAATGTTCACTGCTCCAAACGCAGCACCAGTTGCTGTTGTACCTTCACGGTGCGTTATGATGTCCTCTACTGTTGTGTCTCTAATGAGAATGTAATCACCAGCGGCAGCACTATCAGCAGCACCAAGAGGATTTGCCGCATCGGTAAACTCAAGTGCTCCGTCTACTGTAATGAGAGACTGTCCTTTTTCGACAGCACCGTTTAGAGTGCGAGTAGCACTCATAAGTGAGTCATACAGATTTGCAGCAGCGCCGTTTGCCATGTAAGATATAGACTCCATGCCCAAGCAGTAATACAACCATCGTGGATTGTGTAGATTGACTTCAAATGACCCACCTTCGTTCAAGAAACGACCCGGCACTTGTATAGCCGTGTCACGACCAAGACCAACAATGTGGTATCGCTTGAGGTCTACCTTAGTTTCAGGTAGGGTTACAGCAGCGGCAAGACCGAGGAATTGGTCAGTAAGCACACGCTCGCTGCTGGAGGCTGCCGTGATGTTCCACCCAGCCATGTTTGCATCAAAAGTTGGTGTACCAAAAGAATTGATGATAAGCACATCATTTGTGCCTGAATCAACACTCGTGCCTGTTTTCAAAGCAGGGGTAACAGTCAGTTGAGTTTTATTGGTGTTGTGATTCTTGTGTTCTAAGACAGTATAAGTGCGCCCAGTATTGTGAGAATCATCGAGTGTAAAGTTTGTAATACCGACAATTGAAATCTTGCACCCAACGAGCATACCGACTGGGTATTTCAAAAGCCCCCCAGTACAAGGTAAAGAAGCGCCACCGCCCTCAAAACCAATGACGCTGGTGTTTGAGTTGCTGTCCGTAGATACATGCTTGAACAAAAACGATGAGCCAAAGCCACCATGTTTCAATTCTAACGCTGTCTCATGACCGAATGAAATTTCGGTTAAATCTCCTTTGTATACTGTAGATGGCATGTCGGCTCAACTCAAGGCACTAACTCCGCAAAGATAACTACTTCTATCTGAAAGGTCATCCGAAATAAAACCTTTGACCTATCAGACAAGTCGGTTCGGGTCTTGTAAACCATGCGGTCAAAGTTTACACCGTCTCCTTTTCTTACTGCGTGAATCAATCTTCGTACTTCGTTCTCCATCAATTGTAGATGCTTACGCCCTCTTGCTGTACGAGCATCTACCGTGATGTTTAGACGAGTTGTGACAAAATCATAGAGTAATTCGGGGGCTTCTTCATTGTGAGCCGTCTCATAACATAAGATGTAATCGTGGCGGGATAAATCAATTCTTTTACCTCTTTCAGCACCGACTGTCGCTATGTCAGCGATGACTGGTTTGATGTTACCAGTGTTCGCACGATTCCAGTCTTCTAATGTAGAGATAACCATATCAAGAGATTCAGTAAATGTAGCAACCATGTTATCACTTCTCCTTCTTGTATGCTATTTCGTCAGGTAGTAACAGACCACCTTTGAACACTAACTTTTGCTCAATCAACATTGGTGACTCACGAAGCATACGCTTGTCAGCCCTTTCTAAAGCAGCATCGACTTCATTTTGAGGGGCTGGTTGGCTACCTTTCTTGTAACCATCATCAGTTTTTCTAATACTACTCATACCTAATTCCTGAGCCTCAACTTTTTCTCTGTATACTTGAGGTCGTTGAGTAATGAGAGCACGCAACTCTTTCTGATACTTTGCATCGGACATCTCTTCCGTTAGCGTAGCCAAAAATTCCTTTTGCTCTCTTGACATGTTTATCACTCAAATACGGTAATCTCAACGTAGCGTGCCAAAATAGCATCGACTTCAGCCTTTAGTAACTGAATCTTAGAAGTTAAATCAACATTCTGTGTCCCTTCAGGAATCAAAACGCTTCGGTCATCTGACATCAAAACATCACAAGCCACCATCTTTGTAGCAGCCTCTTCTATAGCCTTCTCAAGATAACGCTCACCGTAGATGTAAGAGCACTTAATCGCATTCCATTCAAAGAAAGGATAGGAGTTGTTAAAGTAAATAATACCCATTTCGTAATCAGCCCACCAGTCTCGTAGTCGCCCTACGTCACCACTACTCGAACCACCTTGTAGGTCGATGTTGAAGGTATCTTGGCTAATCTCACCGCTAATATCTCCTAATGCTGAACCAGTGACACGGACACATCCTGTAAAGGATGTTGCTGTTTTACCAGTATAACGGAACACTGTATCACCCTTAACGCAAACACCAGCGTGAACAAAAGAACTTGTGTCGTCTACATTGACTGTAGTACCAACAACATCAACGATGGTTGCTTTGTGATTAGTGGTTTGCTTAATTGAAAGGTTACTGTCGGTGGTAACAATAGAACACGTCTCACCCCCCTTACCAGCACGCATACTGGTAAGTTTGATAATACCAGTCCCATAATCAGCGTTTGCTGTAGCGAGAAACTCGTTATCGACATTGATGTCGCTTGAAGAACCTTCCAGTTTGTACGATGGTACGAATGGTACTGCCGCTTTACTTACTCTGTCTTCTTTATTGATAAGGTCAGCAAGATTCTGTGCTGTTGTAGCGGGGTCAAAATCGGCACGCCATTGAGTGTTACCTGTTCCTATCTCTAATTCAGCAGCAGAGCCATTACCTGTTGATACTACGATTGCTCCTGTGAGCGCTCTCACGTCATCAGGAATATGAATACGAGCCTCAGCGCTGCATATCTCTCGATAGTCGTCACCTTGCCATAGTTCAAGACGAAGAATCTGTTGTACATTTCTAAACAAAAGTGGAGCAGTACCAACATAATCTGTGTAATATCGTCGTCGGTATGGTTTGTATGTGTCGAAGTTAATGTATTCAGCACTCACGAGATAAGGTCGCCAAGCGTTGTGTGTAATGTTGTCAATCTTGTCTTGGGCTTCTTTGATACGAGCCTCTACAATTGAGCGTTTCATACCACGAGTTTTACCGTTGGTAAACGATGCTGTGTTTTGAACGTAGGTGTTATCAGCAGCCTGATAATCAGCAGAAGTGATAACATCGCTGAAATTGAGTTGAACACCATTAGCACTACTACTAATTGTTGTGATAACTCGCTCTGTTCCTAATGGGTCAGCATCAGAGTAAATGAGAATGGTGTCATCTTTTGAAAAACCCACAGTTCTGTAATCAGCACCTGTAACGAAAACGGCAGTAGTAGTGCTGTCAGCACTGACTAAAACGGCTTCCTGTGGGCCTATTGAAAGGAAATCTGCAACTTTCTGTGCAGTAGTGTAGACAATAGCCGAAGGGTCAAGTGGTCGTGTTTCAGCCTCACCGGGATTAAACACTATTGGCATTTCTTATCCCCCGTTACAAAACACTTTTTGGTTTTATCTTCAGCCTCATCGACTTCTTTCGACTTAGCATCAAACCAAGCATCAAGAAGAGTGCAACGGGTCATGCTCTTGCCTCCTCGTCTATAGAAGCAAGGTTGTATTCCATTGGTTTCTCGCAACTACCGCATGTTTCTCGCCACATAAAGTGAAGCATACCACAGTGTTGGCATCGAGTACCTGAGCCAATGTTCAAAACATCACTGGCCTCAAGATTACGCTTACGCTGTTGTGAAGTAATACCCTTGAGTGGGTTTTCTTCGTCAATGACTTTACCAAGAAGGGTTTGTGCGTCAGAACGAATACCCTGCTTTTGAAATCTTTCAATATCACTCAGGTCAATTGTTTGCTCGGCTAACGACATACATACTCCTCACACTCAACTGGTAGTGACAAATATGTAAATGTTACCAAGAACATGATGCGGGTCGCATGATACACAAGTATTGCTACTAATAGCGGTGCTAATCTCTGCTGCTATAGCAGTTCTCGCTGTGTCGTCGTTAAAATCCTTCGGCGGAAAAGGCCCAAGAATTGTTACTGTTTTTGCCATGTGTCGTCACCTCAAGAGCGACGACCAATTGCGAAGAAAGTTCCACCAATAGTGGCCTGTGCCGCTGCTGGTGTGTGAACAGTGATTGTAGTCCCATCTACTGTAGCAAACTCACTAAAGGTGTGAGGCGCTGCGTCAGAAGCATCAGCGTTACCGCCTGTTTCAAGTGTTGCTGGAGCAAGAGGCCCTGTAGGGGTAACTGTAGCCATGTCAATACTTGCGAGCAAACCACTCAAATCAATGCTTGTGTCAGTTGCTGCGTATGTTCCTGTGACAACCATTCGGTCACCAAAGTAAGTTGGTCGGGGGTCTATTGATACTGTCATATTTATTCATCTCCTGTTGTTTCTGTTTCTTCTGCACTTTCTTCAATTAGTGCCTCTGTTTCTTGAACACCGTCAGGACTCATAACAGTCTCAACAAGTTCAAGTAGAGTAGTTTTTGTTGCATAGCCTTTTGGCTTGATGTCATACTTAGCGAGCCATTTTACAATGTCGCCACGCTTCCAACCAGCGTCAGGGATGTCGTCATTTCCTTCATCAACAGAATCGTAGCCTTTGATAATAAAGTCATCACTAAGACGATGACCCCATTTGTCAAGCCACGCTGTTGTGACTTCTAAGGGAACACCCTTTTTGAAATCAGGATAGTTGCCGTCAATGTTCCTTGTAGACCAAGAACGACCCATGTAGGTTACTGTAGGCAAGTTACCTCACCTCAGTTGTAGAGTATCATTACTGTTGTAACGTTCGCTGAACCGCTTGCGTATTGTAGTGTTGCAGTTAGACCGGAGAAGATACATCCTGTAAGAACAGGTGTTGCCTCTGCTGGTGTTGCTGTAACGCTTAGAATTGCTGTTGCTCCGCCGCCGAGAATAATTGTCTCTCCGTCTGCTCCACCTGTCACGTTGATTAGTGCCAACTTTGGTGCTGGTGCATATCCGTTTGCTGCGTCTGTTTGTAGTGCGTTGAATGAATCAATGCTTCCGGGATAAGTTCCACCACGAGCCAAGTATTCTGTGGTGTCGTGTGACCCTGCTCGTAGTTCCCAAGCACCCACAAGGGTTGCTGTTGCTGTTCCGCTTAATGTTAATTCTGCTGCCATATTTAATCATCTCCATGTTTTTTTGTTTTTTGTGTCCTCACTTCAAGTCACGAATGCTTGCTTGTGCTCCAAAGAAAGTTGTCCATACTTCACCCATTGTTCGGTAAAGTCCCTCTTGACCGAGGCGGTTGATTGCGAATGGGTCACCAGTTTCGATACCTGACTCAAAGTATTGAGTAGGAATCGCTGTACTGAAGTACATGTAGTCAGTGTCCAAAAGATACATACGGCTTATTCCGTCTGTCTTCACAACATCCTTAGAAGGAATGATTGGAACACCGTTGTAGGTTGCGACAATGAAACCTGCTTCGATACCCGGAACACCCTTTACACCGTTGTAGGTAGGGGTGACACGCTTCTCTTCCATGAAACGCTGTTGCGCTTGGAGGAGTTGTTGTAGACGCATCAAAGTGTCATATCCAGTTAGGATGACCTTCGGGTTACCTCCACGTTCCCAAACTTGTTGGAATGTGGTGTCGAGGTGGTCGAGTGATAGAACACGCTTGTTTGATGCTTGAGTGTCAGCAGCGCAGTTTACTTCAGCGCTTGACCAAGTGTTTGTTCTTCGGTCAATGCTGTAGATGTCGAGGTCACCGTCATCAGCGTGGTTGTTGCCGGATGTGGTCTTCAAAGTTGTTGCTGAACCTGAACCATCAGCGGCTTCAGCAGCAGTGATACGGTCAAGAGATTCAAAGTTGTTACCTGCTACTGTGGAAGAGTCAGTCAAGAGCATCTTGTTTACCATTTCAGCGTGGTGCTTACCCATTTCTTCTTTGAGAACTGAGCGCATGTCACCCATACCGTCGTCCTTGTCAGCAAGGAAAACAGCGACTTCGCTTACATCGAATGAGTGAGCGATGGTCTTTGGCTTTGCGGCAACGTGTTGGAAGACTGGCTTAACAGTCTCAGGTAGTGTACCGTTCTCAGCAATACCACCGTGAACTGTGCCTGAGTTTGGTTTGTCAGTAATGACTCTCCATCCACTGCGTTCCCACGGCTTCTTTGGCATAATTGAAAATGCGTTAAATTCTTGGTTGAGTTGCGACCAAACCTTGCGACCATAGATTGCTTGGTATGTTCCAGCGGTGGTACTTAGCATTGGTGCGTCGGCTTTGAGAAGTTCGCTACCAGTGTATGTGTAACCCATTGAGTTACCTGCTCCGTAGTAGTATCTTTCCATATCTGTTACTGTTCTTACATAATTTCGTGCCATGTTATTTCATCTCCATTTTTTTTTGTTGTTTGTGAGTTTTCACTCGCTGCGGTATAGCCCTCCAGCCAGTTGGTGAACTTCATCCCAACTCATGTTTGCCAAGTCTTGTGTACTTGGTACTTCGAGTGCTGGGTTGACAGACTTAGCGATTGTTTCGCCAGCGCCACCTGAAAGATTGTCGATTCGCTCATTGAGTGCTCCGAGAGCCTTCATGACTTCATCAAGAGGAGCACGAGCGTCAAAGTTTTGTGCTTGTGCTTTTGAGATTTCTTCAGCGGATTCTTGAGCGAAGCGACCTTCAAAGTTTGCTTCAAGAGACTTACGGAACGCTTCTTCTTGCTTTGCAGCCTTGAAGACACCGTATGCTTCTTCGATTCGGTGAGAGTCGATGTCACGACCAGTGATAAAGTCAGACTTTTCGACACTGCCACCACCGCTTAGTCCAGCACGCTGGATAGCGTTAGTAGATGGGTTGCCTCCTTCTTGAGCACGACCCTTGACTTGTCCAGCAAAGTAATCAGCACCATCGCCAATTGCTTCAGGAGTGGAGCCGAGGTTTGCCTTTGCTACTGTATCAAAGTGAGTGCGAGCAGCACCAGTGTCTACACCAGCAGACTTGAGTGTGTTTTCCATCCAGTCAAGGTATTCAGATGTGATAACATCAGAGAACTCAGACTTCTTTTTGTCGTCTTTCTTGTCCTTCTCATCGTCTTCGTCTTTATCCATGTAAGTACCCTTCTCTTGTTTGTCGTCTTTGGGGTCATCGGAATCAGACTTACCCTTCTTTTTCTTTTCCATAGCGGCTTGTAGCGCAGGGGGTAGTTCTCCTTTCTCCATAGAGTCCAGTCGGCCTTCTAAGCGGCTTAATACATCGTTCATTTGTTCCATTACTTCTTCGGTCATTTTGTTCACCTTGTTTTTGTCTTCTTTTAGTATATTGAATGTGGCTTCGGGGTTAATTCCTTTTTCGCATATTGTGATTTCGTGTAGTTCCAGTTTTGATATTTCTTGATATGAGCCGTGGGATTTGTCGCTTTTGTTTACTCGTTTGAATGCTTGTCCTCCGATGCTAAAACCTGTTAGGTTTCCTTTTCGGATTTCACTTGATACTTCACGAGCCTTCTCGATGTCGTTTCTTAATTTGACTACAACAAACATTCCGGCATCGTCTACTTCGCTTTTCCACAACCTCCCTTGATTATCTGTATAATTTGATATTACTTCTCCGACTTGAATGTTTGAATGTGCTAATTGGACGTTTCGATACTTTGGGTCAGACATGAATTTTTTGAAAGCGTCTTTCAATGCCGACCTTGTAATTAAATCCCCTTGCTTGTCTACGAGTTCAACTGAAGCATACCCTGCCACAATGAGGTCATTAGACCCCTTGAGGAGTTCGATACTGTTTCTACGTTGAGTTCGCAACACACTAACTACTCCTCTGTTTGTTCACCTACATAAATAAAGCGGCATCACTCTTCTTCATCCTCATCGTCTGAATCGTTGTACTGCTTGCCCTTTTTTCGTTTTAGGCGTTTGTTACGCAAATGTTCGTATTCTTCTTCCGAATCCTCAGTAGGGCGCTCAATCATGTCCCAATCAGGGACACTTTCTTCACTGGTAAGACTGGTTGGCCCTCTTGGAGATTCAATAGCACTACCTACGTCTATACCAAGTCCACCTCTACTCGCCCCACCAGTCATTTTTTCTTTTTGTAAAGTGTCAAGTCGTTCTGTCAAGTCAGCGATACGAGTAATTGTTTTGAGCATTGTTTTCATACCCGGCTTCATGATGTTCATTTCATCATCAGCATCAATGACCCCAGCCGATTGTTTTTCACTATGTCTTCTGTCTTTTTTAGAATGCATAGAGTGATAGGTTTTGTCAGGAATAATCTCCTCAACCACACTATCTTCTTTCTTATCGACTCCTTTCATCATCAACGAGACGGCTTGCTTCCATAGCGGTTTAACACTTTCAGCCAGTTGTAATGTGTAGTCAGACTGGCCTAATTCACCTATTACTGACTGTGGTGAATGCGCCCAATTTCCAGTATGACTGGATTCTGATTTGTAAATAACCTCGTCTAACCCATCAAAAATAATAGATATTTTGTCATTTTTGAGAGTAATATCGTATGGAACTGGGATAACTGGGTGAGATTTTGCCAGTAGAGATAGCGTCTCAAGACTCGCTGGACTCTCAGCATCAGCCTCTCCTAATATCTTTGAAGAGGTTACATCATAGATTGTTTTCCCATTTCGATTCCGCTTTTTAACACCCGATACCGATATAGAAACCGTCTCACCTTCTTTGAATGGCTTGGGACTTTTGATAGTCCCAACATCAAGATATTGTTTCCCTTCATAATCAACACCTCGATTACCAAATCCTTCAGAGTCAAGTGGGCCGGCTCCTAAACGATAAGTGTACGGCCCTTTACCTCGTACATCTAAGATGATGAAACTGACATTTTTGTTTTTACGAAGCAAGAACCATTTTGGATGTCTACGTTCTCCTCGCATATATGTTGAGTTTCCATCACGAAGCAACAACTGCTTATGTTCTTGTTGTAGGCTTTCTACTGTAGATTCAAGTCCACCGTCTTCTGTAATACGAGTATCAAATGGGCCGGGAACTAAAATTTTATCATGACTGTCAAACTGTCCTCTTAGAACTTTGAGTCGTTCTCTTACTGTCATGTCCGATACATTTGTATCATCGTAGTCAAGCAAGTCAATGATGTGGATGTTGTCTTTCATTTGCACTGCGTCGATAATGTAATTCTTCTCGGTCAGTTTTTTGAGGCTTGCTTTGTGCTCTTCGTTGATAGGTACTGCGTTGTTGTCTCCATCGTAAGCAGTAAAGCGACTTCCCTTTCTTATGATTATCATACGCTTACCATCATAAAATGCTGAGACAACCCAATCGCCGCTAAAACCTCGTAGCGCTTCAAAATCTTTGAGACTAAAGATACGATGCATTGGTAGAATAGGAGGAGGACGAGCCTTGTCTTCTTTCAACAAAGCGTCAGGATTCATCAACACCATCAGTGTTTCAGATGGGTCGCTTGTCGAAATAGCCATAGGGTCAATGTTTGGAGGTAGACCAGTAATGTCAGGACGATTCATATTGGTAGAAGCAACAGGAACTTGATACCCCGATGACAATACTTGCTGAACAGCATCTTGACCGTGAACAGCAGTCATTAACTCTTCAGGAATACTATGCAAAAACTGAGGTTCAGTGTTTGTACCCACCATGATGGTTTTATTACCGGGAAATTCAGCACCAACAGATGGGTGTAATTGTGCATAACCACTATCCATCGTACCTGATGCAAACATATCTTGAACGCTAACACCTCGACCACTCGTAACAGGGTGAATTGGGAATGAATCAAACTGTGCTTCTTTGACTTTCGTAGAAGGCGCTACTACCTTGTCCATTGTTTGTGCATTTGTTGGGTCGAATACATAGAGGTCGTGAACCCTACTCTTAGCGCTGTTAATTGGCTGATTCATATTTCCCTTTAGGCTACCAATAGCATTCATTTTCTTACCGTAGTCTTTCTTACGTTCTGAAAGTTGAACACGACTTAGACCATGTAAGTTGAGTTGATTTTCTTGATTGGGTCTAAAGAGCGTTTCTAACTGCGTCAAACTCTTTCCATACTTATCGTGAAAAACACCAGAAAATTTTCTATCAGCCTTTACTCTACCAGTAGGGTCTTCTTTAGCCGATGGTCGAGTCCGAACGTGCTCTCTTAAAATAGAATTAATTGCTTCATGATGGTCGTCAGTGGTAAACATATCATTTGCTTCTTCACCAGCGAAACTAACACCTGAGCCTAACAAATCACCATGTCGTAAAACTTTGAGGGGAGCATTCATTCCTTCAAGCAGTCTTGTAATCATGTGATTATGAGCATCATCGTTTGGTAAATTGAGAAGGGAACGAACCTTTTCAGGAGAGTGTGTAGGTAGAATCTCTTTACCAGCAGCACCCAAAACGCTTGCTATGGTGTGATGAGGTGATACAACATTATCGCCTTGAGAAAGCAATTCACTGGCGCTTTTTTGCTCTCTCGTAACTTCACCATAGCCATGCGTTTCTAAACCATGCGCTTCGTGAGGTAATCGCATCAAAGCAAGGTTAGCATCTTTGAATAAACGAGAAGTATTTGCTATGAACTTATCAGGAAACTCAGGATTAAAAGCATCAGAGTCTGCTTTTTCATATTCAGGTTTCATTTTTTGAGCCATAGCCAAGATAGCGTTCATGTCACTTTCATCTTTTTTCTCTGAATGATTGCCTAAATGTTCAAATGCATTAACAAAATCAGGCTGAGCCAATGTATTGATGTCATCAATTTGAGATTCTATTTCATGCAGTCGGAGATTGGCTCGTGCGTATTCATCGCTACCTTGCTCGTAGTTCATTATCTCTTCACTAATGTTATCATACTCATCGTCTAATTCTTGAATAGCGGTTCGTTGTGACTCAGTTAATGCTCTTTTTGCATCAGTTTTCTTTGTTTTGTGTCCTTGATGAACACGAAACAATTCTTTACTACCTTCGTTGTGACTAAGTTTTGACCCAGCGGGTAAATTTTTTCGACTAAGACGACGATTCTTTTTCATAGGTTCATGAGGAGGATGAAGACGACCACCCATTGTTGCATTACGATGAGTTCTTACTGAGTTTGTATGCGATTGTGTAACTTGCATACCCATACCGCCTATAGCGTTAATTGGATTTGTGCCGAAGTGATTTGCACCATCTTTATGAACATTCCAAGCAGAGCCGTTGTAGTAGATTTCCCTTTCTTTTTCACTCATGTAGCGAATTGCATTTGCATATTCTCCGTTTAGAGAAGATGCTTGTCGAAAAGGCATGTTCTTGTTGTTTCTTGGTTTACGATGAATGTGATTTGAAGAATCCCACAGGGAAGTGATACCATGCCCTCCGATGTGCTCTTTTATCTCTTTTGAATACAGAGAAGGAACGTATCGACCCCAAAGCCCTATTGTTTTTGGATTAGGAATAAATTCATTACCATCCACTTTACCAATGACAGAATAACCTTCAGCATCCTTTGGTGAAGAATCATGTATCATTTCTAAGTAATGCAAGACGTTTCTACCCATACCGCCTTGATGATGAAACTCATCAGCAAAGTGAGCACCGAGTCCGATGATATTATTATTATCGTCAGTTAAGTAATGCTCTCTTTCATTTACTGGAATGTCAGTGATGTCATAACCGTTTGACCCTCCGTGATGAAACCAATCATGATTGCGAATTGGCTTTTGCTCTCTATTTTCCTCAGCCAACTTTTTTGCTCTGTCCATAATTTGTTTTATCTTAGGCTGAGAGACAAGCGCTCCTTCATACCCAAGTAACAAAGGATGTGAGTCCATTTCAGTCATATCTTCGTTGTAACCCATAAGACCCAGCATTGTTTTTACATTTACAAAATTTTGCTCTTTTTCATCAAGTGTCTTCAACTCTTGAAGAATACCTTCACCATGATGAACTGGATGGGCTTTTGCACCCTCATGAATTTTTGCACCTTGTCGCATCGCACTAATTGGAAGTTGGTTGATGAAATTTTCATCTTCAGGTGGTTTCTCATACGTTCCAACGTCAAAAGCATCTTGATGCTCAGTAAGAAGTTCGTTGTATTCCGATAGAAGATTGTCATACACAGATGTCGAAGATTGGTTATCACTGTCGAAAGGAATGTCTTGCATCGCCTGTATTAAGGATTGATTAATGAATCTTGACTCCCCAAAGGGTATATCTTCAATTGTCTCATAGTGTTTCCTAACATTCGCACCATGCATGTGTTGAGGTCGCATGTAGTGGTCAAATTCACCAGTAAATCTTTGAGCAAGATTTCTTTTGATACGACCAGCGCTAATACGCATACCGCCACCTAAGTCAATGTCTTGAGCATCGTGAGCGTCTGTACCAACTCCGTGAACGTGATTGATAACTTTCTGTCTTTCAAGCGGAGATAAAAATTCCAAACCATAGAGATAACCCTCGTAGCCAAGCGCTTCTCTAAGCGCTTTTGGCTCAAGTTCAGAATCACTCTTACCGCTGTAAAGATGGTCATGAATCTCCTGTTCCGTCATACCTTCCTTTGGGTCGTGCATTTCACTGTGATATTGGTCACCCTCCCATCTGTCGGATGCATCTTCAAAGTGCATCAATTGTAGAGCGTGCTCATGTTCATCGGGTATGGGATATTTGTTCATCATCTCTTTAACGGAGGCTGGGTTTTCTCCTTTCCATCGCTCAAAGTCTCGGAGATAAAGGTCGTGAGCATAATTGTCTTTCAAAGGCCCGAGATGATTGTAGTGTTTGACATCTTTATTTACCGCATTGTCAAACTTCGTCTTACCAACTACCGACAAGTTGTTTTGTTTTTGCTCATAGTTTTCTTTACCCTTTTCGGCTTCTTTATATCGTTGAGCCAAACTCATACCACCGGGTTTAGATGCTAAGTAGAAGCGTCGTAACTTTTCTATCATTTTTGACCTACCAGTTATGGCGTGCTTCTGACGCAAAGGGTGGTGGTCTTTGTGATGAGGATGAGACTCAGAATAATGCTGTCCTTGAGCAAACTCGGCATGAGGAAATGATGAGGCCAAATCAAACAAAGAACGCTCTGTCATGCGTCCTTGCCACGGATGCTCACCGAGTCGCATCTCTGAGCCTCGTTCAAAACTAAATACACCCTTTTGCTTCTTATCGAATCGGTGTCGCTTTTTTTTAACTTGCTTAAGCAAGGAGTCGCAGATTTCATCCATAGGTGTCTCTTCGATACGAACACCATGATTTTCTAAATTCATCTTAGCAAAGTGAAAGTCACCAACAGCGTAAGGAATGTCTATACCGTCTATAACTGACTTAAGCAGTTCGTTACGACTTCTGTAATACCAGTCTGTAGGAGTTTCAATCAATCAAAAACCCCCTCAATAGGGGTTGTTGCTGAGAACCCCGTTGTTGTCAAGACGACTTACTCCGCCACCGTCGTGAGGATTCAACATAGTGGCTAACTTGTCAAGACTTACTTGCACTGATGTAGCACCTTTGTTGGCGACATCTTCGGCGTTGTATGGATATTGATTTGTGGTGTAGTAGGCGTTTCTTGTCTGACCGCCTGTTTCGGACACAAACATGACATCCATTGGAGAGGAGTTATACGATGTAGAGAAGCCGGGTTGAGAACCTTCGGCAACTGATTTTTTGACTTTTGCATGTAGTGTATTCAATCCTCTTGAGGCAAGGCTTGGCATACGAGCGTCTTCTTGTCTTTCTACATCACCTGTAGCAGATTTATCAGTCAGAGGCATAGGTGGGCCACGGAAGCCGGGTCGCTTGATTCCAACACCACGTCTTTCACCACGCTTTTGTTGTCGAGGTGGGCCTTCGTTCATTCTAAAATCGCTTTCACCAGTGTCTTCTTGAGCATCCAGTTCACTCATCGGTGACTCATCTACTTCATCAGGAAACTGTCGCTCTCCTCGTGGTTCAGGAGATTCACCCATGTTTCTTTTTTGAGCATCGGCAATTGTGAAGGTGTTGGCTTTTTCTTTCATGTCCTTTTGCATAGCGTTGCAACCCATTTTGTTGCAACCCTTCTCAGCCATTTTACAACCGCATTCTTTGCATTTCTCTTCTTTGGAGATATAATCAATACGGTCTATCATAAACTGTGCTTTGTTCATTAGGTCATATACTTCTCTGCTTATTGGGGATGCTATAGGTTTCATTGTGTCACCTCAGTTGATTTTGCTTGTTCAGCCATTTCATGTATCTCATCCCAAGACATCAAATGAATATCATTGTTTGAGTATTCATTTTGACTCTTAAGTAATGCTGAGTCCATTTGACTTTCAACTCCAATATCACCTCTAAATGCATCTGTAGATACATCTTGGCTTAGTGGAGTAGAAGCGGGAATAAAACCTGCTTTGCGTAGCATAGAAATGGGGTCACTCACTGCGTTACGAAGTTGTTGATTTTCAGTTTTGAGCATCTGTAAATCTCCATCCATTGTTTCCATTTTAGAAATCAAAGTGTTCATTAAACGCTCAGCAGTAGATTCTTTAGACATTTAAACACCTTCATCTAACGTAGCGACCAAAAGTACCAGTATGCTTTGTGAAACCACGACCTACACGACCTGACACAATTGTACCGGGTAGAACATCGCCTCGTTGAGCGAGATTGAATTTGTCTCCACTCTCATTCATCTTCATCAGAGTCGATTCTCCGGGTGTAACAACCGCAACGTGATTTTCCGCTTTTTTAACAGCCGAATAAATATCTTCGTTCAAAAATCCAGCAAACTTCATAATTTCATTAAGATGTTGTTGTGCTGCAAATGGGTCACTACTCTCCAGTGCTTTGTTAAAAGCATCTGTGTGAACAGTTAGTTTTCGTGCCATAGGATTCATTTTCTTTAAGTCCATAGTCTCGCCTCTATTGCATTCGTAGTGATACCACCCTAAATAGCCTTACGCCCCACGAAGCCGTCTGCTATCTTGCATTCGTTGTGCATTTTGTTGAGGAATAGTCGGTTGCATTCCTCTTTGTTGAACACTACTTACAGGTGCTCCAGCACCGGGACTACCTCTTTGTTGAGGTCTTGCTGGTGAGCGTGGAGTACGAATACCCATTCCTTCTCCACCGGGTTGAGATGGAGGCATCATCTGAGGAGGCATTCTACCACCCTGCATCATTTGAGGAGGCATTCTACCACCCTGCATCATCTGAGGAGGCATACCACCCGCTTGTGGCGGAGGCATAGGCGGAGGCATACCGCCGGGTTTTTGTTGTGGAGGTTGTCCTTCAGGCTGAGGTGGCTGAGGAGGTTTCTTGCGGTAACTAAAGCGAACGTCTCTGTCACCTTCCTCAAGTAACTCAGGTTCATACCCAAGCATTTGCATACGCTGAGCAAGATTAACTTCCATTTCATCACGGCGCAATCTTGTGATTTCATCTTCTTCTTCGTTTGGATAAAGAGTCAGTTTCCAATCAGTAATATCTAATTCACGAAGCATACGAGGGAATAGAACATCAGTATACACTTTTTGTCCATATTCTACTGCACGATTTGTTACAAGAATCTGTAGACCTTCGTTGTTTAAACCACCTGATTTACCATTGTCAATCATAAAGATAGAAGAGACACCATAGAAAGCAGCGATACGGTTTCTTATCTCGTCACGCACAGCAATGTATTGCATCTCTTCAAGTGTGTCCATGAACTTAATCCAATTGACACCACCACGACCCGATGCTGATTCAATACCAACCTTTGGAATGTAATGAGGGTCACGCTCCATCTTTTCATCAACACCTTTCCAAAACGATTTCATTGATTCAAGATTGTCCGTCGTAACGCTTACAATACCCTTTGGAATCCTACGCTTTTGATAGGCAGTGTAGATGTAGTTGTCCATAGCGGTTAGAGTCATGGCTTGTCGCCAAAGCGTGTTCACAGGAGCACGTCCGTACAATTTACCGGGATTGTATTTTGAAAGATGAAGAACTTCCCCTTTCATGAAGTATTGATTCTTACCCGAACCTGCCATATTGACATAATGAGCATCAACTAAGCGAGCACCACAAACTTGACACTTTGGCTCTTGACCGGGATATGCAACTTGGTCACGATGAATACGACAAATCTTGTATCGACCACCACGAACACCACGCTTGTCAGCGATAATTCTCATAAAGATAGGGTCACCACGAATGAGTTCTTTGACTCTGTAAAACTGCACTTCTCCAGTTTTTTCATCAACATAATACTCTTTAATCATCAATAGGAATGCGTCGTCTACGATATTCAAATCACGCTCAATTTCATGAAGAATTTGCATAAAACCCTGTTCCATAGAGTTTTCTTGTTGTAGTAACCATTTACCGTACACAACCTGCTCGGGGTCAGGTTTGCGAACTTCACCGTTGCAAGAAGGACATACTTCGACTTCATGCTGAAACTCCTCTTCACATTCAGTACATTTCATACGAAACTTCTTTTCCCAAAAATAACCTCTACGGAATACTTCTTGACCAAGTTTTGTAATGACGGTTCTAAGAATTAAATTTTCATTTGACACAGCATAAAGTGCTGGTAGAGTGATACCTTGTGCTAAAACTGGCTCTTGTATACCAGTGGTATACAGAGGCATCTGCGGTTGAGGGGTAGTCCTTCGTCTAAACGGGCTTGCTAATGTAGAAAGAAAACGACTTACAATACTTTGATTTTCTTCAGCCATCATAGACCCTCCCTGTATTTTCCTATAGTGTCCATGTCAATTCCCCAACCATCTAACAGAGCACGAGATTTCTTTTTGTCATCTTTCCAGTTTTCGTATCGCACTAAGCGTTTGAGTTCTTGCTTACGAGTTTTATCTTTTTCATCAATGTAGGCTAAAACAGCCTTCGCTTGAATGGACTTCATTTTCAAGTGAGGGGACACCCCACCAAGTAACTTTCGTAAGTCAGCCTTAGAATAAAATTGTAAACGATGTTGGCTTCTTTGGTTGTCTTTGTATACTTTATTATCAGTAGACAAAATGCCACATTCCAGTGTTTTGAATAAATCTTCACAATGAACTTTTCCTCTATCCCCAGTAGCAATCATACCAGCCCGAGGCTCACCACGCTCAGTAATTGTAATGTACCCATCAGCGTCAATGAAACCAGCACTATACGACCATACATCTTTCATAACCAAACCATCACTGGATATAACGACGTATGTGTTTCTCACTGCTCCTTTGACAATATCGTAGTTTTCTCCATACATATTTATGAGCGTTGTGAGTTTTCTGTCTGTTTGTGCTTTCTTTAACATACCAGCATCAGAAAAATTACTACGTATGGTGGTAGCCTTCATCGGCCCTTTTTGCATCAATTCATTTGCAGCAAACTGTAGAAAATCTCGCTCGGATTTTTTTAATTTTTCTGTTGGATGTAGCGTAGTAGACCACATTTTACGAGCCTCGCTTCTATCTCGCATAGAGCCAGCCCAAGCCTGTTGCTCTTCAACCCCCCAAACATCTTCATGTTCATCTAACATCTTTAGAGTCTGTTCGGCGTTATCCCACATTATACAAGCACGCTCAAGATTGACACATCGAGACTCGCCAAACTTGCGTAGGCTCTTGAGTTTACGGTCATCAAGACCGAGTTGTTTTATGATATTTTCATATCCATCAGACCAAGAAAGTGATTTGATTGTTATGTCGGTTTCAAGTGACTTAATAGTGCGAACATCTTTGATAAAACTATCAATCTCATCACGATTGTCTTTGTTACCTCTTCGTGCTTTTCTTAGCCGCTTTACCAGTGTTTCAGCGTTGCAACCAAGAGAAGATTCAAACCAACCATCTCCATTAGGAGCAAAGTGGTGTTGCTTCTTAATTGGTTTTACTTCCTCATAAGGAACAGGGGTAAATGATACAACTTCACCAAAGTCGTCTTCTATTAATGCTGACCCCCACATAGTTTGACCTCTTGATTGACCTATTTACCACTTGCTACTCAAAAGAGGTTTACTGTAGATTTTTGCTATTTCATTAAGTTCAGCAATATCTAACCCCGATTCATAGCCCATTTTATCTAAATATCGAACCATGTCGTTTGTTGAAAGATTGCTACCACTACCATGAACGAAGGGACAACCTCCTAATCCACCAATACTGGTGTCAAATTCGGTGATACCCCATTCTAAAGCAGTTTGAATGTTTACAAACATATTGTCTTTTTTGTCCTTTCTGTGATGTAAATGGAGTGCTATCTCAGAATCAATATGTTTTGACAACTCAAGAGTTCGGAAGATAAGAGAAGGGTGGGCTTTACCGACTGTATCACAAAGAACAACAGTGTCAGCCATGTGCTGTGCTGCTTGCATAGCCTTCAATACTTTTCTTTCATCTACGCTTTCATTAGGTGCTCCGAAGGCACAAGAAACGTATGCTCTAACATTTTTAGTGTCGGTATTTTGGAGCATTAAATCCAACTCACTTACAATCTCATCCATGTTTTTTCCTAAGTTGGCTTGATTAAAACTATCAGATGCTGAGAAGAAGACATTTATTTTTTTAGCGCCAGCGGCTTTCGCTCTATCCATTCCTTTTTGATTTGGAACAAGAACAGCAAAGTTGTCAATGTCACGAGTGGCCTGAAACACTTCTTCAGCGTCAGCCATGTTTGGAACGTACTTAGGATGAACAAACGAGGTAACCTCCATTTGGTTTAAACCAACATCGTAAAGTCGATGTATCAAATCAATTTTTTGATTAGTCGGTGTGAACTCCTCTATGTTTTGCAAACCGTCACGAGGCCCGACTTCGTAGAGGTTTACATCACTCATTTTGCTCACCCATTATCCTTCGGTCAGCGAAAAATCTCGACGGGTCTTCAGCGATAAGTTGTTGAAGTGCTTCTTGTGCAGCGGCTTCTTGGGAGTTTACCCTTTGCTTACCTCGTGCTAAAGCACTAACAGCGCTCATGAATGGCTTTCTACCTTCTCCAAGATACGAAGGATTTGAACGTGCTTCGATGTAGTCAGGATTGTTCTTACCTTCTTGGAACATCATTTCACCCATACCTTCAGCCGATGCCATTTCAGGATGTGTCGTGGCTAATGCGTTGGTAGCCTGAGTTCCAAAACGGTCAATCAAACTTTGACGTAGTGCTGGTGCTCGTTGCATAGATGAGGCTACATCTGAAAACTGTCTCGCTGTTGCTTTATCACCTGCATCTCTGAGAGAACTGGCTTCTTGGAATAGGTCATCAATGCTGGCTTTTTTGAGTGCCTTTCTTTTCATATTATTAAAGATAGCATCGTAGAGATTTTCTTCGTTAGTCTTAGCGGGAACAGAATCTTGCACCGCTTCAGGTTCAGGTTCAGGCTGACTTGCTTCTTCAAACTCTCTATGCGCCGCAAGCATACGATTGTATTCATCAGCCTGTTCAGGAGTCATACCAGCGTATGGGTCACCATGTTTTTCACGGATTTCTTTTAGTGGCTTAACTCCGACATATCTATTAACGTCTGCACCCAATTTTTCTCTAAAATCTTCTTGTCCTGATGCTTCGTCAGATGTGCCGTATTGTCCTCGAAAGTCGTCTCTTGTACGGATTCCTTTCTTCTTTGAATCAGGGTCAGCAGCGTGCGTAGGGTCTTTGTCGCCTTTCTTGCCTACTGAAATAATCAGCACCATACCGTGTTTCTTTCCGCCCATTTTCTTTTCTTTCATGGTATCATCCACCCGCCGTTTCCTCTGCCTGTGATAATGTTATCAAGACCCGGTAAGATGTCATCGAGGAGAACAATAGAGCCTTTGAACTCTTTTGTACCCCAGTTTGCTAACGCCAGTGCCATAGCCAAGTCATCATGTACGCCCACGCTTTCCAGTCTCCCGTTCTTTTGCATTCCAAACCTATTCAATTCTTCTTCTAACTTATGAGTAAACTGCCTACTTATTTCGTTGCCGTAAGGTGTTTTGATTTGGCCCTGTTCAAAAGCCATGAGCAAAGACATGAAGAGGCTTTCCTTTCTTGTCTTGGTTGTCATGAAGGTTCTGATAGGAATATCTTCTCGCATATCCTTGAGTTCCATAGCAAACATACGCTGGAAGTTGTTACCCTCAAGTTCAATCAAGTCAGGTTGGAATCGTTGATTCAACAAAATGATTTGTCGTTTTTGTGCCATAGAACTCATACCACGCTCATGCACGACCCCGACAATTTGTTTGACGTTATCATCAGGTAGAGTTCGTAAAACAGTCATAGCAGTAAAGTCAGCATTCTTGTCAGATGCAATCGCTGTGTCCCAGCCAATGAAATGTTGACCAAACAAACCCATGCTGTTACCCTCTTCATCATACTCATGCTCAGCATGGTCGAGAAGTACCAGTTCTCTGTCACGAGCCTTTTCCAATATCGTCATTGGGAACATACTTGCTACGTCATGAATTGGCTCACAAAGATATTCACGAGTAAATTGAATTGCTGGCATCGAGAGTCGTCGTTGCTCAAGTGCATCAAGACTCCAACGGTCAGGCCAAAGAGGGACGCCTTCTTTATTGATAGCGGGATAAGTCTCCACTTGAAATGTTTCTTTTCTTTCTAACTCAGCGTACAAATCGTTGTAACTGAACGGAGTTCCTACCATCATGAGTTTTCCTTCGTGGTGAAGAACAGGTAGAAGAACACCATAGAACCAATCAGCAGCACGTTGCAGTTCACTGCCAGTAGTTCCTGATAAAATGTCATCACATACTACAACATCAGGGTGGAAACCACGAGTTGCCCCACCAACCGATTTAGCCATAATACGGCTACCGTTAGTGAACTCAAAGTAGGTTTTTCGCCACGGTATACCACCGGGTTTGAGATGTTGTAAACAAGGTGCTCCGTCGATGTTGTTACGGATAAAACGCATATGTTCCAGCGTTTGTTCAAGAGAGTGAGAGAAAATCATAATGTGTGTATTTGGTTTGAAAGCCGCTAACCAAAGAGCGTAGGACATAAAGAAAACAGACTTACCGTGGTCACGAGACGCTTTAACACAGTAGTAACGATTCTCATTCAAACCTTCATTCCAAGATTCGTGATGCCCTGCATAGTCAAAACCCAAGACTGTTTCAAAGAAATACTTGAAAGAGCGCCCAGCCATCTTTCTGTCCATCTCAGTGATGAGTTCTTTCATTTGCTCTTGTTCGTCTCGCTTAGCCATCAGACCACCCCAACGAGCATTTTTTCTATAGGCAATTGAGTTTGCTGAGTCATGCTTTGCTTTTTACCGCTTTGTTGCTTGGCTGCGTCGATATTATTTTTAATTTCAGCACCAGCCTGAGCATCTTCAACATTACCAGTTGTGTTATCAGCAATTGTTTGACCTGTTTTATCGTCAATGTCTGATGTCTCAGGAGTTGGCGAAGCAACAGCAACTTGATTTGCGGCTCGGACATTTGCCGTATCTTGGGCTGGATTACCTGTGGTGAATGTTGTTTGACCACCTTGACCCGTAGCCATGCCGTCTCGGACTGCCACGCCACCACCCATAGGTGGTTGGTAATCTTGCATAACTGTGCCAGCGCTGGTGTCTTCACCTCTTGTTTGTGCTAACCTCGCCTCAGCACCTGCTTGCGCTTGCTTGCTCTTAAATGGAACTGGATTTCCAAACTTGTCAGTAGACATCACTTCTCTTTGACCTTGATAATTTATCATTTCATCTTCAGAGTGAGTAGGCTCAGCAACTTGAGGAGTAGGCTCAGCAACTTCAGGTTTTACAACACCAACGCTACGACCAGCGATATTGGCTGCTGCTCCACCTAAACCTTCAGCCAACGGTTTTTTTACTGAGTCTGCTGTAACTTGACCAGTTTGATACGCACCCACTCCGCCAGTAAATGCGTCTTGACCAGCAGCACCAGCATTAGCAAGTTGAGTCAAACCAGCAAGAACACCAATGGTTGACCCCATTCTGTTTCCAAAGTTGTGAGCCATCTCACCGTATTTTGAACCTCTATCGAATGCTGTTTGACCAGCACCAAGAGCACGAGTTTCGCCTTCTTTGAGATTACGTCTATTCATTTGATTAAGAGCAGTAGCGGCATATCTGTCACCAATGTGCATACCGAGTTCATTTTCACCTGATTCATCCATTCTTGGTTTTGCTTCGTATTGTTGAGTTACTGGGTGTATATTTAAGTCACCGATGCCACCAGTAACACCAGCAAATTGTTGAGTTGGTGCTTCTTGGCTTTGTGTGTAGAACATTTGCATACCACCCGGCATACCTCCTCCCATCGGT